AACTAACTAGCATAGCGGTACTCTGCAATGACAGCGTTGCCCACTTTCTTAGTTTGAGAAACAATCGGGTGGCCTTGAGATCGTAGATCATAAACCCGACTTGCCAGACGGTAACAAGAAAACATCTCTTGCGCGTCTTTCGTGGTCAGTGGCTTTTTGGTTTTCAGGTAATTCAAGATTTTAGCGTTTTGGCTTTTCATTTTTTACCTCTCAAAGTGTCATAACAATCAACAATGGTTGCTACTAAAAATGCTACTAAAAAAAGCGCCATAAAATATTCCATTATCTTCTCCTTTAAGTGGCGCGTTGGTTCCGGTGCGCCAAGCCGGTTAGGGGTTCTAGAAGGGTATATCCTCATCTAACTGGGCAATGCTCATATCGTTAACAGATGACTTAACCTGTTGTACGCCATTGTTGTGAGCCTGCTCCTTAGCCGTGTAGCTAAATTTCATGTATTTAGCACCTGCCTTGCTTGTGTTAATCCATCCACTAACCCAGTAGTCAGTGCCATTAATCATTGCTGACCCTTTGTAATCTGGGTGGCTATCAGTTTCCTTTTTGTCGTTTTTAAACAACGCGCCTTCATTATCTTTTTGCTCGTATTCCATAGGTTTCCCCTTTAGTTAGTTAAATTGCTTCTGAGACAGAAATTCCTGCCTCGCGAAATTGAGATGTTTTCATGGTGGCAAGCTCTTTGGTTGTAAACATGCCTCCCTTCGATGGTGCGCGCCAAATTGATCGCTGCTGGTCTTCGTTTAGAGTTAGCCACTCCTCTGATGCAGTCTCAAAATCATCACAGGCCAACGCGTCTTTAATTGCCGCAATTGTTCCTAAATGCTCACGGGCTGATGCGTTGTAAGTTAAAAGCTGTTCTTGCGCATTTATCTCGGTCTGCTGAATAATGGCGTCTGAAACCTCATTGGCTGATGCGTACTCTGTACCTGCAAAGCCTACTGATGCCAACGCTCTGCCGATTGCTGATGTCTCGCAATTTTCAAGCGCGGAGGTTTTATTGATGTTGCTACTGCCTCGCAACTCTTCAGCGTAGCCAGTGCCTCTGATGCGGCCATCAGAATCTTTAATCGTAGATTTAATAACAACCAGATTCCCATCTTTGATAAGGTCAGTTTCAATAGCCCATCCTTTGTGTGCGGCTGATGAGTGAAATTCATTAACTCTCAGGGCCACGGTTTTGTAGTCATTTTTATGGATTTTTATTATGCCGTTCATTCGCAACACCTCGCTGACTCGCACTCGCCTAAAGCAAACGCATCACCATAGCCCTCGTGATACTCAACCGATGCACAAAATTGATCTGCATCTCTAAAATTAAAGTAATCAGCCTGGCCTCTTAGGTACTCTGGACTTTTAGTGTTTGTAGCAGTCGTTAACGAACTCTCTAAATTTGATATAAGGTCTTCGGCAGTACATTTAAAAGTTTCTAAAATATCCATGATTAGCTCCTATGCCTAATAATTCGTTCGGCATAAGTCGTTAGCTGATCAAACACAAGCTCACCTAGTGCGTTAAAATCTTTTTCTGCAACTGCCTGAACTAATGCGCTTTCTAAATTCTCTTGGGCAGTAGCGTTTTGCTTATGCTCAAAGATTCCAACAACTGGCCCAGTAAACGGCCCAGTAAATCCGTCAACGCTCATTGCTTCCCACAAGATAATAGGGTCTTTAAGTGTATTAACGATTTCATCGATTGACGGTTGCATTTCTTGTTCAAAAACGTAGTCGTCATCTGGTGGATTAACGCGATTAGGATTGTCTAGCCATTGAAAATGATTCATGTTTATTCCCCTTAATTAAATTTCGTAAATGTCGTCTGTACTAACTTGAAAAAAATTGGCGAGCCGCAGTGCGGTATCTCTGGACGGATGTTTTGTGACTCCATTAACCAGGCGGCTGATCGTTTGCTGCTTAATCCCGGTTTTACGCGCTAGATCGACTTGGCTCATTTGCCATGTTTTTAGCTTGTTGTTTAAAAATTTGTTGCCTTTCATTTTTAATCCTTTACGTTTATTTTCCTGTTAATACACGCTATCGTAACACGATTGAATTCTATAAATCAACACGTAATCGTGTATTAATTTGCGCATTAAAGCGGCGATGCTAGAATAAGCGCGATTTACAAAGCACTAAAGGTCACGTAAAAATGTTGCGTAAACGTGTAATTAATAGTAGTGTTTCGATAATTATTTAGATGAGTCGTTAAATGAACATTGGCAGACGCTTAAAGCAAGCTAGAAAAGAAGCAGGATTGACGCAAGCTGCGTTGGCACGAATTTCCGGTGTCAATCAAGCGCGTATTTCTGGCCTAGAAACCGGCACACAAGAGCAGTCTGTTTATCTTGTTGAGCTTGCGCTTGCCTTGGGCGTAGACGCAGGGTGGTTGCAAACTGGCGTTTCTTCTAAGGACATTAAGGTAGATCACAATGCTGTTGAAAAAGAAATTTTAAGTCTAATTATGCAATTATCTGATGAAGATCGCGCTCGCGAAATTGCCTATATCCAAAAATTGATAGACAAATCCTAACTGTTACTGACGCGCATTGCTAAACCAAGTGCAGCGTTATGATCGCACACATGTTTGATGGCCTTTTGGTTTTTGTGTTGCTTTTTAAGACGAAAAAGAAGGTGTTTTTTTTCAGTATCATTGAGAAGTTTTAGTTTTGCTAAGATAATATCAATTTCCACGATACCACCACTCCAAATAGCCAGAACACCACCACTGCATTTCTGCTGACATCATTTTGACCTCCTTGTAATCTCGTTCATAATCATCAATTTTATTAGTATTGCTAATTTTTACGATCTTAGCATATTACACATTTATGGATAGCGCAACAGAAAGAAACGGATTAATTAAAATTAAATATACGCTTGCGTTAGTTCAGTAAAATAAGGCTATTGCGCGTTCCTTTAAAATTAATTTGATTTACACGTATTCGTGTATTATCATATCTGCATAGCATTTTAAAAAGGGAAGTTCTAATGCAGGCATACAGTTTTAAAGACATATTAATTTACTGTGAGACATGTCTTGCAATTAAATCTACCTTTCAAGAAAAAACTTTTCAAACTTTTTTTGCGGTGGCTGATGATGAATAAGATTCTCGTCGCGCCGCTGGAGGCATTGACCGATCTAGAATTAACCGACCAGGAAAGACGCGTGTTGTTTACCTTATTTTCTTACAGGGGAAAGATAACCGACTTAGTCTGGCCGACAAGAGAGCAGATTGGTCAGAGGGCAAACATAAAGGATTTGGTGCGCGTTGGAAAGGTTACTTCATCGCTGTGTAAAAAGGGCTGGCTGGAGAAGTGGAAGAAAGGTTTTTCCGGCCACATGACATACAAAATTACCTTTCCAGAACGCCTTGAGACGGTAGAAGACACTACAGGACAGCATGATACGTTACAAGTCACTCCATTAGAGGCAGATTATGCCTCCTCGTTAGAGGCAGATTATGCCTCCCATTCGAGGCAGATTATGCCCAGTGCATTAAACAAACCAAATAAACAAACCAATAACCTGTACAAGAAGATCGATCTTACTCAGTTTGGTGATGATTGCTTAATCGATCAGTACAAAGAATTTATTGATCACCGAATTAATTTAAAGGCGCCGTTGACTCAGCACTCGTTTGAACGATTTTTATTTGCTGTACGGGGTTGTGTAAGTCAGCTAGACCTTGATCCTAAATTTGTGATTACCGAGACCATTGATGCTGGATGGAAGTCGTGCAAGCCGGAATGGATGTCAAATCGTTTAGCTAAAAACAAGCGCACTGGAAATCAAAACAAGCCTGAGTCGATTAGAGGCAAAAGCGTGATCGATAACCTGACGGATCGAGGGTGGGCTTATGAAGCATGAAACAAAGTACATGAAGTTTGTTGGTGATGATGATCGTTTTGCTCTTAACGTCAGCTACAGCTATGTGACGATCTCTGAGCGAACGAAGATACCGATTAGCACAGTCAAAGATCGTTTGAGTCGAAAGAAAGAGTTTAGTGAGCAAGATTTAATTGCGCGAAGAAAGCCAGCCAAAAAAGCGCCAATATTTGAAACCCCAGAAGAGGCCGTTTCTGCGAAATGGCTAAAGGTGGCTTTGCGATGAGTGTTGATGAGGCACTTGCAAGGGTCAAGCTGATGAACTCGCTCGGGGAGGATGCTTACATCTGCGAAAAATTTGGTGGAGAGCTTTGTGTTTTGTCCGAGGATACAAAAAAGCTATTGGTTAATCGTAATGCGCAACTTATTGAGATTTGCAGGGTGGCGCGATGAGTGAACTTGGCTTAAAGCGATATCCGGTAAGAATTATCAATGACCATCAAAGAGATGAGTTAGCAAAAACCATTCGCAGCATTGAGACATCTCGCAGCAAGCCTATCCTGGTCACGATTACAGACAAGCAAGAAAAGCGTTCTCACGCCATTAACCGTTTAGCTCACATGTGGTATTCGGATTGCGCTAAACAGGGTAGAGAGTACACGCAGGGGCAGGTGAAGTGTATGGCAAAGCTAAAGTGGGGCGTTCCTATTATGCGGAAGCATGAAAAGTTTAATACACGCTGGATGGATTTAACGCAGTACAAGGAAATTGAGCAGGACGATGAGACGGTGTTAATTACGCCAGCATTTCCGACCTACGAGGATCAGGTCGAATTAATGGAATATCTTCCAGTGACTTCCCTGATGACCAACCCAGAGATGAGTGAATTTATGCACCAGTTTCAGGCAATGATGGGCGTTCGTTATCAGCTTACTGACCCTCGTCTTCAGGGGATTGAGTTGTGAGGCATGACTGATGTGGATACTACCAAAGAACTACCCACTGTCCTCTCATTTTGCTCAGGATATGGTGGAATCGAAAGAGGACTTGAACTTGCCGGGTTTAAGCATCGAACAATCGCTTATGTCGAGATCGAAGCCTACGCGATTGCGAACTTGGCAAACAAGATGGAAAGAGGGAAGTTACTACCCGCACCTATTTGGTCGAATCTTAAAACCCTGCCAGTGGAGCCTTTTCGAGACAAAGTTGACCTCATTACTGGCGGCTATCCATGTCAACCATTCAGTGGAGCAGGAAAGCGACTTGGAGAGGAAGACCCAAGACACTTGTGGCCTTACATCAGGCGACACATTGAATCAATTAGACCTGTTCGGTGTTTCTTTGAAAACGTCGAAGGACATATTAGTCTTGGACTCAGAGAAGTCATTAGCGACTTGGAAAGCCTCGGTTACAAAACAACGTGGGGAATATTCAGTGCGCGTGAAGTTGGCGCACCTCACCAAAGAAAAAGAGTCTATATCTTGGGCAACTCCGAACACTATGGATCATCTACCTCAGAGATCAGAGGAGGCGCTAGTTCGACAAGCAACAACACAACGCAAGGGCAGAACGAAGCCAGCAAATCTCAGAGAGCAAGTCAACCCAACTGCGGTAGCGATTTATCAGGAGCCAACATCTTGGCCGACAGCAACGGTGTTCGATGTGACAGGGGGCTGTTACCCAACAGAGTTAGTGAACGGTCAATGGCGATCAAAACACAGCAAAGACCCCAACAGCCCGTGGTATGGAGCAAAGTTGAGGGATGCGGTGGAGACAGCGGAGAGGATGAATTGGCCAACTCCATCGACGAGGGATTACAAAGGGGGAATAAGTCCAGAAAGGACGCACCAGAAATTATTGGAAGGCAAGAGGGCGCATATGGGGGCGCTAGACAACAGAGTGGCCTATCAAGCATGGACGGAAACAGGAAAGAAGGGTGGGAACCTGAACCCAGATTGGGTCGAGTGGTTGATGGGTGTCCCGACAGGGTGGACAGAATTAGGCTCTTGGGAAACGGAGTTGTGCCACAAACAGCCGCTAAAGCATGGATCACGCTCAACAAAAGATTTGAGGCATTAAATGATTAGCCTAAAAGTATTTTACCTCACAAAAATATACTGGCCTATTGTGATGCTAAAAACCCATCTGCGTGGGTTGTATAAAACAGTCCACAGTGTCTTGCAAGAAAAGTTTAAGAAACACTGCCGCTGCGCTTACATCGTTCAGCCTAACTTGACCAACGTGCTTTGTGAGCATTGTGGTGGCATCCAAAAGCATAGCAGGTGGAGGTAATGGCGATCAAGCTAGATGCTGCTGATACCTGGTGTAGCAAAGTTGTTAGGCAAAAGGCCAATTATACCTGCGAGTTCAGCGGTAAGAGCGATGGTCGAATGGAGTGTTGTCACATCTATGGCAGACGAGCAAAGAGCGTTAGGTGGAGTTTAGATAACCTGGTATGCCTTTCACACTACCAGCACCGTTATTTTACGGAGAACCCGACTGAATTTACCGAATGGCTAGAGGGTTATTTGGGCAAGGGTCATATGGATATGTTGCTTGAAAAAAAGAACGTGCTGATGCCGACCACTAAAGAATTACGAAAAGAGATTGCGAAGCATTACCGCGATGAATTTCGGAAGATGGAAGCCGACCCGTCGTATGAGCCGATCAGCTACAACTGAGGTAACAGGATGAGTTTAGAGCATTTAAAAAAGTATTGTGTTGGCGATAACCAGGTTAAAACGCTTCAGGCGGTTATTGACAATGGAAGTAACCGACGCGCTGCCGATGCGCTGGGTAAGAATCGTCGATCAGTAGACATCATGATAAAGAGGTTGCGCCAAAAGGCTGCTCAGAGCGCAGAAGCACCAGATGTTGATGTTAATCACAAGACAATGGAGGGCTTTACCGCAAAGCGCGTGTCAACGGCGTTTGGGCCGGAGGGTGATATTAAGCTGCAGTGGGTCATTCAGGAGCAGGATAAAGTCCAGATTGATGCGATGCTTGATGAGTTCCGTGAAGGTTTGCGCGATGACCTAAAGGGCTTGCACAAGCCAATTACAGCACCTGATGAGACCCTTGATGGCCTGATGAACTGCTACATGATCGGTGATCATCACTTAGGGATGCTGGCCTCCTCAAAGGAGACGGGTGAGGGTAATTACGACACTGATATTGCGGTTGGCTTGCTTGAGGATGCGGTGGACTCTTTAGTGGCAAGAAGCCCTAAATCAAAGCGCGGCTTGTTATGTAATTTAGGTGATTTCTTTCATGCTAACAACGAGGCTGGGACGACTAAAAATTCTACCCCACTTGACACGGACGGACGTTATGGGCGAACCGTAAGGGAAGGGGTAAATCTGTTAAAGCGCGTTGTCATTCGCCTCCTTGAGCATCATGAAGAGGTGACAGTGTTAAACGTGCGCGGTAATCATGATAGCGATCCGGCGCTTTGGTTAAACGAGGCGATGAAGATGTACTTTGAGGATGAGCCGCGAGTGACAATCCCTGACAACTATTCAAAGTTTACGCACCTAGAGTTTGGCAACAATCTTATTGTTCTGCATCACGGTGACAAGATCACGCCGCAGCGCATTTATGAATCTGTGACTCGACGGCTGTCTGCTGAGTGGGGAAGGACTAAGTATCGGTTTGGATGGCTGGGTCACCTTCATCATAAAAAAGTGCATGAGCAGGGGGGCATGGTCTTTGAGGTGTGGAATGTGTTGGCAAATCCAGATAGCTGGCACGCAAGTTCGGGATTTGGATCATCGCGCTCTATGACTTGCGTAGTTTTGTCAGAGGAGTACGGAGAGGACAGTAGAGTGACCGTTAACCCTGACAGGATAGAGGGCGAGAAAAATGAAAAACTATAAGGTCGGCATGACAACCGAGACGGTTGCTGTATCGGCAAAAGAGGACTTTACCAACAAGGATATCGAATCGGCAATTAGATTTTTAGAGGCGCTAAAAAAGCGCAAGGCAGAGGTGGAAGATGATTGATTTTCAAGCAGACTACCAAGACTGTGTTGATAACTCTTGGGATGATCTGGCGCAAAAGTATTGGAACATCATGGCAACGGCAAAGGGCGATGTTAAAAGAAACGCGCTGCTGTCATTACGTGACGAGGTGACCGAGCGAGTGCTTAGGCTTCCAAAGTCAGAGGAAGACATTGCGATGTTGAATCCAACGATGTGCGTTAACTGTGAGTGAGCTTCTTGCGTTATTAACACCTGGTGCGCCTGAGATTCAGGCTGATGTCATACGCGGAACGACAAAGGACAAGATTAGCGCAAGGGACGTTGTGTCGTGTTTGTGCCGTGTAGACCGACACACGTATCTGTATGCCTTGAGTAAGTTCTGCTTGGATGATTCATCAAGAACCGAGCTAAACGCGCTGACAATGCAATATACGCGCACGCAAGGGTATTCTACGCAGGACACAGAGCCAGATGATGTTGTAAACCGGTTAGGGTTAGCGGCATTGAACTATGCGATCTCTTCTTCACGCTGCAGGACATGTAACGGCACTGGTGAGATTAAGATAGCTAACAAGGTTGTTGTATGCACAAGCTGTGGTGGTAGTGGTAACGCAGACATGTCGGTTCGCAAGCTGTCACGCATCTTGGGTGTAGGTAGGTGGCGTGCAAAGAAGGTCTGGCTTCCACGATTTAAGCAGCTAGTGTCTGACTACCAGATGAAGGACGATGCGCTACAGACGGTGATAAAACGAGGGTTAAGGGATGAGTAAGGGCAGTGAGCAGAGGCCGTGTGATCGAGAGGCATTTAATAAAAATTACGATGCGATATTTGGTCAAAAGCCTAAAAAAAAGACAAAAGAAAAAAAAGATAAAAAAAATTAGTATATGTTTAGGTTTACCAGCCAATAGATGGTTAAATATTCCCAAGATAGGGTTTCTTTCAGTACAGTAAACGCTTTCTTAACCTCCTTCTTTTGGTCGCTGACGCGGCCTTTTTTATTTTCTGACCTTGGGACTGCAAAGTACCCCAGGGCTAGGTGATCTATGTCTCGACCAACTGTAATGACTGATGATGTGCTCTCAAAACTAGAGAACGCATTTTCAATGGGCTGTACGGACGTAGAGGCGTGTAATTACGCTAACATTGGTAAGGCAACACTGTACCGTTATCAAGAGGACAACGAGGAGTTTAGAGACCGGAAAGAGGTCTTGAAGTCTAATCCCTTTATGTTGGCACGCAGCGTCTTGATTG